GTGAGTCAAAGACTAGGGAAGAAAGAATAGCTCATGTAAAAGCTAATCCTGATAAATATCTACCATATGCTGAATGGAAGGCTAAACAAGATGCTAAAAAACAGTTTATGGATGATATGTTCCAAAAGTTTATGGACTCACAGAAATAATAAAAATGGCAGTTGCCTAGTCGCTTTGGGCTAGGCAATGCCTAATATAAATTAAATAAAGGAGTATATATGAGTACGCATGATAATAAAATAGATTTATTAGTTTATAAATATTTAAGAAAATATTTAGATAAAATAATTGAAGAAGAAAAAAATAATAAATTAAGTGCAAATACAAATGCAATAAGACGAGAAACAATTATAGAAATATTAGATGATTTGGAGGGTAAATAATATGAATGCAGATGTATTATTTGATATGGCAGGTATAAACGAACATGATGCCAAAGAACTTATGTGTAAAGTTAGAGAGAGTATAGATCTTACAGATTTTACTGCAAAAGAACATAGATTAATATATTCTTTAGCAGGTGCTGATTTGTTAGATTCAAGCACAACTAGAGCTTTAGTTATGTTATACGCAAAAGAAACGTTAGGAGATATAGTATGAATATGCCAATACCATTACAGTATAAATTTAAAGTCAAAGTTACTACTACGTATACCAGAACATATACTGGTAATAAAAAAGATACCAGAAGAATGGTAGACTATGACATAGAAGATAATGATTTTAGAGCTTGGGATCGTTTGAGTACCGACTCTGAAATAATTAATATTGAAAGAAGGGATACGTTATATGAATAAAAAAGAAATAAAAGAACATCTACAATGGTTAAAAAAGTTTACTGATTGCAAGGAGGTTAAGAGTGTTCCGAGTAGTAATAGAAAAAAAGTTCAAAGAAAAACCAATAAATCTAAGCAGGGCAGTACAGCTCATGTTTAGGCAGCCCTTTACTGGATCTATCAAGAGTGAGCATATATCTTGGTGGAAACAGTATTGGTTAAAATCTATGAACTTAAAGATCTTGCAACCAAG